AAGAAGGACGCGCCCGGCACCGACTGGTGCGTTGCCCGGGTGATCCGCGAGATAAACGAGTTCGGCCCCATCCGCCTGGTCATCAACGCGTTCGGGGCGGCCGCCAGCCTGCTGCCCGACATCGAGCGCGAGATCGACCGCATCGGGCTGGAGGTCGAGGTCATCTCGCCCAACGCGCCCGAGGAGTCCATCGCCTACGGCTGCGTCTACGACGCGCTGACCCGCCCCGACGACCCGGACCGTGAGGGCGTGGCCGAGGGCGCGCGGCCGTGGCGGCTCTGGCACACCGGCGATAAGGCGCTCACCACCGCCGTGGGCGCGGCCGACACCCGCAAGGTGGGCCACGAGGGCACCACCTGGGCCTGGTCGGACACCATCGACATGTCGCCGCTGAAGGCGGTCACACACGCGGTCTGGGGCCTGGTCACCCGCCCGCCGGACTTCAACATCGAGGACTTGGTCTCATGGCGTTGAGCGGAGGTGACGGGTGGGCGCTCTGGACACGATGAGATCTCTGCTGCCCCGTCGCGCGGGCGGGCGTCACCGGCAGGCCATCGACCGGGCCACCCTCACCGACTACTGGTCCTGGGTGAAGACGTCCATGCAGTTCGGTGGGCACACCTACGGCCTGGGCGCGGCGGGTATCAACACCAGCTACGGCAAGACGCCAGCCGAGCCCATCGGCAACTCGTATGAGGGCTACGCCGTCGGGCTGCTGTTCGCCGACGGGCCGGTCAGCGCGGTGGAGGCGTTCCGCCTGCGCGTGTTCGCCCAGGCACCGCCGCTGTTCCAGACCCGCCAGCCCAACGGTCGCCCGGGCGACCTCTACGACGACGACTCGCTGGACCTGCTGCTCACCCCGTGGCCGGGCGGCACCTGCTCGGACCTGATGAAGCGCGCCCTCATCCACGGCGACCTGGGCGGCAACGCCTACATCGTGGAGATCGACGGCGAACTGGTCCTGCTGCGGCCGGACTGGGTGGAGATCATCCTTGCCCCGCGCTACGACCGAGGCAAGCAGTGCGGGTTCAAGCAGGTCGGCATCGCCTACTACGAGGGCGGCGTCAACACGGCTGACCCGGCTATCTTCCTGGTCGGCGAGTACGCCCACTTCGTGCCCGGCATGCCCGACCCGCTCGCGAGCTACCGGGGCATGTCCTGGATGACCCCGGTCATCCGCGAGGTGCAGTCGGACAAGTCGGCGACCGACCACGCGGGCAAGTTCTTCGAGAACGCGGCCACGCCGAACCTCGCCGTGTCGCTGCCGAAGGAGTTGACCACCCACCAGTTCAAGGCGTTCGTCGAGATGATGGACGCCCGGAGCAAGGGCTCCGACCACGCATACGAGACGCTCTACACCGGCGGCGGCGCGGACGTGACCGTCATCGGCGCGAACATGCAGCAGATGAACACGACCGGGTTCCAGGGGAAGATCGAGACCCGCATCGCCAACGCGGGCGGGGTGCCGCCCACGCTGCTCAACTTCTCCGAGGGCATGCAGGGCAGTTCCCTGAACGCGGGCAACTACACCCCCGCCAAGCGCTCCTTTGTGGACACCACCGGCCGGGACCTGTGGGGCAACTGGTACGGCTCGATGCAGGTGCTCGTGCCGCCGCCCAACCAGCGCGACCGGCTCACCTACGACCCCCGGGACATCCCGTTCCTGCACGAGGACCAGAAGGACGTCGCCGAGATCAAGGCAGCCGAGGCGTCGACGATGAACACTCTGGTCACCGCCGGGTGGGACAAGACGTCGATCATCAAGGCGGTCATCGCGGGCGACTGGACCATGCTGGTCGACACCGGCCTGGTCTCGGTGCAGCTTCTCCCGCCCGGCACCACCGCCGACTCCGCGAAGGAGCCATCCGGTGGGCCGCCGGACACCGCCGGACGGTCCCGGACGTTCCCGGACGACGCCGACCTGGACGACACCGACCCGGACAGCCTCACGCTCGACGCCGAGGAGCAGGCGCTGTTCGACGCGCTCGCGTTGCTCGACGAGGCGGGCCGGGCGCGCTGGGACCCCTCCGTGCACCCGCGCGGGCCGGACGGCCGGTTCATCAACGTCGGTGCCCTGCTCGCCGACGCCATCCGCCAGCACCGCGCCGGACACACCTCGGTGGACCCGTTCGACTCGTTCAGCCGCGAGCGTCTGCGCCGGGTCGCGATCCGCCGGGGCGTGCCCATCCCGCGCGGCGCGACCCGCGACGACATCAAGCTGCGGCTGCTCGGCTCGATCGCCCAGCCGACCGGACGGCCGCTGCCGCAACTGCCGCACCAGGTGGTGCCCCGTGCACCCGGTCTGACGCCGCCAACCACCCAGCAGTCGGTCGAGCAGACCCGCGCGCTGGAGGCGGTCTTCGACACGTCGCTGTCCTATGACCAGCAGTTGGTCAGGTTCGAGAACCTCTCGAAGGACGGCTTCGAGAAGATGGACGCCGTCGACCGCAACATGGTGCTGGGCCAACTGGAGACGATCCGTACCAAGACCACCTCGGCGGGCACCGCCAAGCGCGCCTCTGACGCGATCGACAAGCTGGACCCGACCTATGCGGCCAACGCCCAGGCCGCCGCCGGGGTGCCCAAGGCGCTGCCCAACCTGCGCAACCGGCGCGGGCGCATCGACAACGCCATGGCGGTCATCCAGGACCCCAACTCGGGCGCGCCCGCCGAGATCGCCGCGATCGACCGCCTACACCTGGTCGATTTCCAGACCATGGCCCCGCCGGACCGTCAGTTGGTGCTGTCCCGACTCTCGGTGATCGCGGGCAGCACCAGCATGCCCGGCACGTCCGCCGACGCGCGCAAGCTGCTCGACCGGTTCAACCCGGCGGGGACCCCGGTCAACGTCGGGGTCAACGCTCCCGCCGTGGTGCCCAGCCAGCCGGTCATCATCCCGACGGGCGCGAGCGCGGACCAGACCCGGTTCCCGGCCCCCGTGGTCGGCATGCTGGCCGTCAAGCCAGCCAGCCAGCGCGGGACCTCGGGCGACGGCTGGACCACCAACCCGGACGGCTCGCGAGGCCCGTGGGGCCAGCACGGGGCGGCCGGACTGCTGCTGCGCCACACCGACGACAAGGGCGTTTCGCGCTTCCTTATGGTGCAGCGCGGCACCGGCATCTCCGACCCGGGCAAGTGGCAGTTCCCGGGCGGCGCGATCGACCAGCACGAGACCCCCGCCAACGGGGCCGCCCGCGAGGTGGTCGAGGAGCTTGGCTTCAAGCAGGACGCGCTGCTGGCCGCCCGCGTGCACGGCTACCACGAGAACAAGATCCCCTCGGGCTGGAAGTACACCTCGTTCGCCGCCGACGTCGACACCCAGATGCAGGCTGACCTGTCCACCCACCACGCCCGGCTGGAGACCGCCGACGCCAAGTGGATGACCCTGGATGAGATCGACGCCCTGGACAAGCAGGGTGTGCTGCTCAAGCCGTTGCAGAAGGGCGCACTGCACAAGAACGTCACCAGCCTGTTCCCGCCCGCCAAGCCGGGCACCCCGGCACCGGCCCCGCCGAAGGTCCGCCACAAGGGCTCGAAGGGAACCAACTTGATCCCCGACCGGGCGTCGGAAGACGCGCTGCGGGCGCGGGTGTCCGCCGACCGCAAGACCTACCGGGGCAAGACCGCCGACGAGCGCCTGGCCGCCATCGGAGCCATGCAGGGATACGACGCGCCGCCCACCGTGGTCAAGCGCGACGAGATGGACCGACTGCTGGCCACGGGCGACTACATCGAGGCGTGGCGCGGCGTGCAGGGCACCTGGGGCGGCAAGAGCGCGGCCCAGATCCACGAGGACATGCGCACCGGCCCGGCCTACTACGGCACCGGCATCTTCGGTAACGGCTACTACCTGACCACCCAGAAGTCGGTGGCCCAGCGGTACTCGGACGGCTCACAGGGCAGCGTGATCCGCGTTCTGATCCCTAAGTCGGCTAAGTTTGAGGAGTTCACCGACGTCTACCGGCGGTCCCAGACCACCAGTTCGTCGTCGGGGTCGCGATTCAGCGGCGGCCGCCAGGGCGACTTCGGCGGCGCGACGTTGCGCAACCCGGGCCGCTACGCGGCGGCGGTGGGCCTGGACGGCATCGAGATCACTACCGCCTCGCGCTCACCCGGCGGCGGTGCCAACCACGTCTCGAAGCCGGGCAAGCCGTCGTTCACCTGGCAGAACCGCTCCGTGTTGATCGTGCAGGAGGAGGCAGGGTGAGTCCGCAGGGCGAACTTCACCACCGGCTCAACGACGCTCTGGGCGCGCACGACCCCGACCCCGAGGTCTACTCGGCGATCCTGACCGGCTATATGGCCGCCGGGGGCGACGACGCCACCTGGGACGACCTGGACCCGGGCACCCAGGCGTTGATCGTGTCCTGTGAGAACGGCCTGCCCCGCACGTCCTGGGAGGACCCTGAGCAGGTCCCCGACAACGTGCCCGACGACTTCTAGACCCTGACCCGTTCCCCTCGGCCCGCACCTGGTGGTGTGGGCATTTCGGCGTGCCCGGAGGTGCAAGTGGAGATCATGACCTACGCGCGTACGTGGGCCGTCGAGGACATGGTGATCCGGTCCGGTGGCGACGGGCGCACCGTCGAGGCGTACGCCGCCGTGTTCGGCATCGACACCGAGGTCAAGGACCAGCACGGTCACTACATCGAGAACATCGACCGCTCGGCGTTCAACCGGGCGCTGCCGAATGACCGCAACACCGCGATGTGCCTGTATAACCACGGCTACACCGTGCACGGGCAGTCCTCGGCGCTCGGCTCGGTGCCGATCGGCAAGCCGCTGGAGATCCGCGCCGACCAGCGCGGCCTGTTCACCGTGACCCGGTACAACAAGAGCGAGCTTGCCAGCGCAACGCTGGAGTCGATCAAGAACGGCGACATCACCGCCCAGTCGTTCCGGGGCAAGATCTACAAGTCCACGCCCGACCGGGTTCCGATGGGCCGGGGCGGCGAACTGCCCCGCATCACCCGCACCGCGCTCGGGCTCACCGACTACGGCCCCACCCCCGCCGCCATCTACCGCGAGGCCGAGATCATGGCGGTACGATCTGGCGAAGCGTTGGCCATGCTCCTGCACGGGCTCACCCCCGAGGAGCGGGCCGAACTGATCCGCACACTGGCGTCCACCGCTCCGTCCACGGACACGGAGACGCCACCCCCCGCTCCTTCGGGACCCGGGACCGAGGACCTGGACGCTGCGCGCAGTGCGCGTGACGTGCTCTCCGGTCGGCTGGAAATTCAGCGCGCCCTCAACCGTTTGAGGGCCATCGACCAGGGAGTATTCAATGGCACGTCCACGTGAATCGGCGGTCATCGCCGAGGAGATGGCGGTTCTCCGCTCCGAGGTGGAGGACCTGACCAAGCTGGCTGAGCCGACCGAGGAGCAGGTCAGCCGCTCCACCGTCGCACTCGACGAGTTCGAGACCCTCAAGACCGAGCACGACACTGCCGTGGCCTACGAGGCCCGGCTGGAGGCGGTCCGCTCGTTTGCCGCCAACACCGGCGGCGGCCGCAAGGAGTCCGGCGCGGGCCAGCCCAAGTCGCCGCAGTTCATGCAGCGCACCGACCCGTTCGAGGTGCTCCGCTCGGCCAACTACAACACCGACCGGGGCGAACTGACCCGGGCGCTGATCTCGTCCAACATCAAGGCCGTCGAGCACCGCACGGCGGCGGGCAGCGACGAGGAGGCGTACTTCGAGACGGTGCTCAAGCGCCACGCGACCGACACCGGCTGGGCGATGAACCTGCTGGCCCGCTCGCGCCCGGAGTATGAGACCGGCTGGGCCAAGATGATGACCGGCCACGCCGAGCTTCTCACCGAGATCGAGCGGACCGCGATGTCGTCCGGGTCGAACACCAACGGCGGCTACCTGCTGCCGACCCACCTGGACCCGACC